TCCGGTAGTTAAAAATCCTAAACAAGCTATTGCTATTGCTTTAAGTGAAGCTAGAAAAGTATCTAAGAAGAAAAAGTAAATTGTTTTAGCTAACTCCTCGAAACAATTTAGTACTACTGCAATATCCCCCTTCGATCCAGGGGGATATTGTTTTATATATAGTTTATTTCTTATTGTTATTGTTATCTAAAGTATTATTAATAATTACTTTAGTTGCTATAACTGTAGCTGTCCCTATGTAGAATGCTGCCGTTGGAAAAGGACATAAAATAGATCCTACTGCTACTATACCAAAATCTAAAGCACTCAGAGGTTTACCTGTAGTGAGTGTTGTAGTAACAACCTTTTTAGTATCGAGTGGTAATTTCTTATCATTCATTAGTGTTTGATTTTTATTTATTGGTTGTTGCATTGAAAAAATAGGTGCTGATATTAATAATAGATATAAGAGTTTTTTCATGGAAATTCCTCATTTGTTTTTAAAAATATTCGTTAAAAATCTCTAACCATTCTGTTATGTTTTTTTTAGTAACAGGATGATGTTTTAAAGCTAGATGCCAAACTAATTGCCACCCAATAAATATGATTATCCCTGCTGTGATAGTGTGTTCATTTTGAGTCATCTTTTTTCCTGAAGTATTTGATGAGTGTGAGAAAAATATCTTCATTTCCCAAAAAATAAAACTTGAAAATATGAATCAATAAAAAGACTATAATTGCATAGAATACTTGTGTATACCAAGGGATCATACAGGCCCTGTTGCTACACCAAGCGCTATTCCTCCTGCGATTGCTCCGGCCATGCTCGCAGCTTCAATAGGTACAGCAAAACATCCTTCCAAAGCAAGAACCGTGACTGGATAAGCTGGTCCAGTTAATATCGCAACTATCTGAATAGCTCCATGACCTACTACGTAAACAGCGGCTTTGCCAAGAAAAGCTCCAATGCTTGCTCCAAGGGCTCCACCACCAACTAAGCGTCCATTAGCTTTAAGTGAATATTCACCATCATTCATCTGGTTAATGGAAAGATATCCTGCAGTAAGAAAAGACTTGAGTTCAGTTTTTGTCATGTTGCGAACTACTGGATCGGTATAATACTTTTTTATAGTATGTTTTTTATCATCTTCGCGAACATAGAAGCCTTTCTTGCTATGATAAAGGTCTAGATTCCCTAATCGCTTAGGCACACGAACTGATAATGGTTCAATGTACATTTTGTTTTTATTATCAGCATAACTAACTTTATCAAGTTCAATTGATGAACCAATATCTATCTTATCTATGATTTGGTTATTCTTGACGTATATTTTAGCTATTTTTTGGTTGTTTTCAACGGTACTAAGTTGCATTGAGAATAGAGATGAACTTAATAATGATAAGAGTAAAAGTTTTTTCATGAGAATCCTGCTTTTATGAATATTTTTATTTAATGAAAACATGATAAGAGAACCGTGGTTATTAGAACATTGAAATCTCCTGTTTAAAATTCACACTGTGTATTTAGTTGCTAAAATAATAACATATATTATCCAAATAATAAAGAATAAAAAGCACTTTAAAATACTTATTTTGATATTATCGGCTTTATTTACTATTATTGCGCTATAACGCAACAATTAATTTTAATGAAAAGTAGAAGCATTTGTGTATTTTTGTTGCGTTTGTATAGAGCGCAACAGATACATTCTGAGGAGTAGTATGGATCAAAACAAATTAGCTGGTCAGAAAATACTTGAGCATGATAGTTTACGGTTAGATTTTGAAGACGATGTTATTGAATATCGACGTCAAATGGAGCCTGATATTATGGTTCGCATTCGTGATACAGTTAATGAAGCAAAAAATAAAGATGGCTATATTGGTAAAGATTTTTATATAGTACTTATTACAACTATTGATCGTGTTCTGAGGCAACCTAAGATTATTCCCTTAGCAAGAAAGTCATGTCCAACGCCAGTTTATAAACAATCTGTATGGAAATATAAAACCGTTATGGATGAACTTGAGTTTTTATGGTCTATTCCAGACATGATTTTGTATTATCATATACTTAATAACAGAACCCAATATCTAAATGATAAAGAAACGGCTGACTTAGCTAAATTTGTTGTTTTGATGGAAAGCGGTGAATTGCTTGAATGGGTTAAAAAAGATAATGGTGAAAAGATAGACGCAGTTATTAAGATCAATAATGAGGAGAAGGCATGTTTGATGAGTTAAATCCAGCAGCTGAACATTTATACCCAGCTGAACAAGAACCAACGACTAATAATACGCAACCAGTTCAACAAAATACTGCGCAAGATTCTCAAAAAGAAGCTAATATGCGTATTTTGAGGGAAAGAGCTGAGACGGCTGAGCGAAGATCACTTGAACTAGAACGTATGGTTCAGATGAATATGTCGCAACAACAGACAAACAAGATACAGATGGTAGATGAAGACGATGACTTTGATGTCAGTGATGATACGTATGTTGAAGGTAAACATCTCAAAAAGTATGTAAAAAGTCTAAAACAAGAACTAAGAAACACCAAAAAACAATTTGAAGAATATAATCAACAAAATGCTTTGACTCAAGCTGAGATGAAGCTAAAGAATCAATTTAATGACTTTGATACGATAGTAACCCAAGAAAATTTAAGAAAACTAGAAGCTCAAAAACCTTCATTATATAGAACTATTTTATCAAATCCTGATGTATATGATAAGGGATACACCGCATATGAGTTGATTAAGCATAGCGGCATTCTTGAAAATCAATATCAAGAACTTGATAAAAGAGTAGAAGAGAATAGAATTAAACCTCGTTCAGCTGCTAATGCCGCTCCACAATCTGGTGATACGCCTTTAGCGCGTGTCGGTGATTATGATAGACGTGTTCTTAGTGAAGAACGTAAAGATCAATTGCGTCGCCAAGTTGATGAAGCTAAACGTTATAAGCAATAATTTAATAGACTATTGTTTTACGTTTAATAATTACGTATGTTACTTATAGTTCCGATTTACTCCTTTTTTGCCGGAACTCACTTTTCAGGTGTCCTTGTAAATCATTAACTATATTCTTAATTTACAAGGACACCTTAACAAAAACATCTTCTTACAATTATTGTGTTTTTACGACAACTATTATTATACTATCAATTAGCGTAACGTAATCTCGCTAATTACAGACGTATTAGCTAATTCTAGCTAAAAAGGTTTCGTCAACCAATCTCTACCGGCGTAATGAAGTTCGCCACTTCATGGATGTAATGAGTAGTCATCCACCTCGCGGTAAAAAATAAGTTTATACGTTTGTATTTTAGGAGTGTGTGTATGATAACTACACCTACAACGCTTCCTGCTCCAGTTCAACAAACGTTTGATGATGTGCTTTTATCGGTTAGAACACCGAATCTGATTATGAAATTAGGTGCATTATCCAAACGTTTGCCAGCTAAAGGTGGAAGAACGTTACGTATGGCTCGCTATGATAGATTGCCAACTGCTCCAGTTCCATTGGGACCGAGCGGCGCAACTCCTCCAGCGACTCCATTAAATCGTGTTGATATTGATGCTACTATGTCATTTTATGGATTATATGTAGCTATTAACCAACAAGTTACCTTACAAAACCAAGATCCTGTTCTTAATGAAACAGCAGAACTACTTGGTTTGTCTCTTCGTATGACTGAAGACCAATTAACACGTGATATGTTAGCATCTACTGCTTCAATGTATAACTGTACTGGTGGTAACAATGGTGATCTTCCAACTGATTTATCTCTTTCTGATATTGATGAAGTCACTTCTGCATTGTTAACAAATGATGCATGGATGATTTTAGATACCATTGGTGGTGAAGATAAATTTGGTACAGGCCCAGTACGTGATGCGTATTTGGCTTTAGGTCACACTAAATTATCAAAAGATTTGAACAATATTAACGGGTTCATTTCTAAATGCAACTATCCAAATGACAATCGTGTATTAAGAAGTGAGTGGGGAAGTGTAAATAACGTCCGCTTCATGCTTTCTTCAGTAGCGTCTGTCTCACCAAACGCTTCAGGATTAGGTAACGATGTTTATAATGTGTTTGTACAAGGTATGGAAGCATTAGCTTGCGTAGAGCAAGATAATTATTCTGCTCGTTTCTTGTATAGACCACCAGTTTTCTCAGATCCGTTATTTCAGAACGTAACCATTGGTTATGTATTTGCTGAAGTTCCGCGTATTCTGAATGATCTCTGGATAACCAACATGCGTTGTACGCTAAGATAAGGAGAACGCTATGTCAGTTGTTTTTTCAGGAACTAATCAAGGTCGTTTCACCTCTGATGGTGAATCTCTCATAGTTTTCCTACGTTCTGATTTAGATTGGATGTGGGTTAAAAATCAGACAGTGTCATATGCTGCTGGTGCTGGTACCGGTGCTGAATTCTACTGGCAACGGGGAATGACGCAGGGTCGTGGTACTATTTATACTAAGACGGCAGTTACAGGCGCTTTAGCTGTAGCTCAAATTGCTGCTAATGCAGGCTTCTATTTAATAGACACTTCTGTTAATTTACCAGGCCCTTCATTAGCATTAACTGGTATTACTAGCGCAAATCCTCCAGTAGTTAATACTGCAAATACTTCATCATTAAGTGATGGTGATGTTGTTCGTATTTTCTCTACTGTTGGAGCTTTACAGCTTCGTGGTTTAGACTTTACTATTGCAAATCTTACCCCAGGAGTAAGTTTTGAACTTGCTTATATGGCTGCAATAGCGAGTGCTAATCCAGGCGCTGGTACATTCCGTAGAATTCCTTTTAGCCCTTTATACTATCCGAGTACTCGTTTCATAACCAAGATTTCACAAGCTACCGAAGCTATTGTTACCTTGTCTGTGGATCATGACTTTACTATCGGACAAGTTGTAAGGTTGATTGTTCCTACCGTTACTGCTTTAGCATTCGGTATGACTGAATTAGATGGTATGCAAGCTACAATCATTGCTATTGATGAAGCTGATGTTGATGGTGTAACTAATACCATCACCATTGATATTGATACTACTGGGTTTACTGCATTTGCATTCCCTCTCACAACTGCACCTGGATTTACGCCAGCTCAAGTTGTTCCTATGGGTGAGAATACTGCAGAAGCACTTCTAGCAGGTGCTAACATATTAGGTGACTCTACTAATAATACAGGAAAAATAGGTATTCTTCTCACTGCTGGAGCAAGTTCTCCTGCTGGAGTTTTGAATGACGTAGTTTACTGGGTTGCTGGTAAGTCATTTATGGTAGACAATCAATAGATAATCTATTAGAAAGAGTATCTTTGGGTACTCTTTCTCTATAATAATGAGCAATAAAAGGAAAATCATGAACAAACCAGAAATTAAATCAGCTACTGCTATACAAAATCATCCTAAGAAGATCACTCGAGAGGATTTTGCAAAACAAATTAAAAAGATGCGTGATCGTGATGCTGAAATGGTAACAGGTATATTTAAGAATTTAGAGAATCCAGCAACCAATGGTGGTAGAGGGTCTTTAGTTTTTAGTTATAAATATTATCCTGGTGAAGATAATACAGTTTATGAATTATGGGATGGTGAGCGCTATACATTGCCAAGAGGCGTTGCTCGACATTTAAATAATAATTGTTTTTATAAAGAATACCAACATCTTCAAGGTGAGTTTGGACAACAAGGTATTCGTGGTGGACATAGTGCAGATGGGAGACTTCAAACAAATTCTCTTCAGATGGCTAAAAAGGTACATCGTTATGCATTCCATTCATTAGAATATATGGATGATGACTCCGATATGTATCCAAGTAACTTAGTAGAAGTAACAGTTTCTCCTTAGGGTAATAAATGCCTATACCAAATACACCTAATTACTATGCGGTGCAGTTTCCAACATTTCAACGTGCAATGCGAAATATTCTTTCCATTACACAAGATGAAAATGCTCTGGTAACGACTACATTTGATGGCGTTAATCCTGGTGTTCATCAATATTCTACAGGATTAATTGTTCGTCTTTATGTGCCTTATGGATTTGGAATGGTACGAGCAAATCAGTTGGAAGGTCCTATAACAGTAATTAACGACACACAGTTTACTGTGCCAATTGACACTACTAATTTTGATGCTTTTGTTGTTCCTGCATTCCAACCAGGTGCATTTGGAACGCCAGCTCAAGTTGTACCTATTGGGGAATTGAATAGTATGTTAATAGAGGCTACGCAAAATATTTTACCTTATCCCTGAGGAGTTGAGTAATGGCAAATTCTACCTTGCAAGCTATTCGTACAAAAGCACGTCGATTAACGCGAAGTCCATCCACATCTCAGCTAACTAATGCACAATTAGATGAGTATATCAATACGTTTATTTTGTATGATTTTCCTGAGCATTTACGATTGTTTTCTTTGAGAACTTTGCTTACTTTTTATACGCAGCCAGGTGTAGATGTTTACGATACTAATACAACTGTTACAACAGATCCTTTGTTTAACTTTAAAAATAGATATGTGGCAATACATCCACCGGTATTTATGGCAGGAATTCAAAGTTTTTATACGCAATGGCGTGATGTGTTCTATGGTATGTGGCCACAAACTAATACCATAATGGATACACTTTTACGAGGTGATAATTCATCAGGACCATTTACAGGACGTATAACTGCTCCTTCAACAAACTTACCTTTTATTTTGCAAAAAAGTGTCAATTTTAATTGCTTAGACACTAATGGTAAATCAATGATAATGGTAGATGTTCCCATTAGTAACACGATAGGAAATCTTACTCAGGCAGATGTTCCATTAGTAGTACCATTTGATACAACACAAGATCCTAATAACTATATAAATTATATAACTGGTGAGTTCGTAATAACTTTCCCAGCTATTACCCAAACGCTGGCTACTATTTGGTTTGAAGGAATTCTTTATCAACCAGGTAAGCCGCTTGGAATGCTATATTATGATAGTAAATTTACCATCAGACCGGTTCCTGATAAGACATATGGAATTCAATTAGAAGTTGATGTGAGACCTACTGAATTAATAAGCTCAACAGATGTGCCTTTTTTAGAACAATGGTGGCAGTATATAGCATATGGCGCTGCAAAGAAAATATTTGAAGATCGTATGGATAATGATTCTGTAGATCTTATTATGCCTGAGTTTAAACAGCAAGAACGATTAGTTCTTAGGACGACATTAACACAACAGGCAAATGAACGTACAGTAACTATCTATACACAAGGTAAAAATTACAATATAGGCGGCTGGTTTGGCGGCGGTTGGCCTTATTAAGGAGATATCATGGCTTTGATTCCTGTTCCACTCGCTGGTCAGACATTAGCTGCTAGTAGACCTGATATTAATGGTAATTTTTCTACCATTGATACGGCTTTTGCAATTGATCATATTGACTATAACTTACCTGGACAAGGTCAACATAATAAAATATCTTTCCCAATACAAAATCCTGTACCGGCTCCACAAGCAGGTATTGTTCAACTTTATTCTCAAACATCTGCTATAACTGGGCAACCAGAATTGGTATTCACTCACCAACTAGGATCAACAGCTCCCGTAGCTGCACGAATAGTAGAGTTTACTTCAGCAGGATGGGCTAATCCAGGTTGGACGCGATTACCTTCTGGTATATTATTGAAATGGCATGCTGGTATTAATTTCGCAAGTATGAATACGGTCGCTATCAATCTTAATACTGATGTTCCTGGTTCACCTAACTTTACTACGTTATTTTCAGTATTTAATTCATCTACAAGTAATACCAAATATAACACGGTTGTTAGTATAAAGAGTATCGTAGGTACTACAGTAACTTTTCAGCATAATGGTTTAGTTGATGCTCCGGCAGGATATACAATTGCTTATTTAGCGATAGGGATTTAACATGCCAGACAAATTCTTTATCGCACCTTATGATGAGAATTCAGGTCAACAGAATAACGTCAAACCGTGGCTTATTCCCGATCAAGCATTTTCTCAGCTTAATAATGCTTATGTCTTTAGGGGACGTGTAAGAAAACGTTTTGGCTCACGATGGATTGGTAATAATTCATTAGTTTCCAGATTAAGAATTAATATAGGAACTATAACAGCCGGAACATTATCAGGGAATGTGAGAACGATTCTTGTTGATACTGGTATGCCAACAGGAATTGGACAATCATTCAGTGTTGGTACTATTATATTCACGGTATATAATCCTGCAGCAGGCGATCAGCAAATGTTGCGTAGTGATAATTCAGTATCACCAGCAACATATAACCTTACTAATTCAGATTTTAATATTACAGGCGTTGCTTTGCCTGATGGAACGGATGTATTTTTTTATCCAGATTTACCTGTTATGGGTTTATTGACCTATGAACAAAGTTCTATCAATGATGAGTTTGTGATAGCTTTTGATACAAGGTATGCCTATCAATACAACTTGGGATGGGATAGGATTTCAGCAGAAGCTACCGCAGGTGCCGCAGTATGGACCGGTGATAATTCACAGTTCTTTTGGGCAACTACATGGACAGGTACCAATGCTGCCGATAAAATTTTCTTCGTAACAAATTTCAACGAGCTTGAACCCAATTTCATGCGTTACTATAACGGAATACAATGGAATAATTTCAGACCACAAATAGATGCTACCCCTAATTATCTTAATTCTGCGCGTATTATTGTTCCTTTTAAGAATAGATTACTAGCATTTAATACATGGGAAGGCCCTGCTGCGCCGTTGCCAGGAACAAACTATAGTAATAGATGTCGATACTCACAGATTGGTTCTCCATTACAGTCTGATGCATGGCGTTTTGATATTCCTGGTAAAGGTAATTTTATTGATGCATCAACAACTGAGGCAATTATTACCGTAGAGTTTGTTAAAGATCGTCTTATAGTATTCTTTGAACGATCAACATGGGAATTGGTATATACAGGCAATCAAGCATATCCATTTACTTGGCAAAAGATTAACACTGAGCTTGGTGCAGAATCAACATTCTCTATTGTTCCTTTCGATAAGATATGTCTTGGTGTAGGAAATGTTGGGATACATGCATGTAATGGTGCTAATGTAGAGCGTATTGATGAAAAGATACCAGATACTGTTTTTGAGATTCATAACAACGACCAAGGAGTGTTTAGAGTTTATGGAATCAGAGATTATTATGTTGAAATGGTTTATTGGACTTTTCCTAGTATTGAGGCTAATACTACTTTTCCCTACCCTTCTAGGGTATTAATTTTTAATTATAAAACAGGAACTTGGGCGTTTAATGATGATTCTATTACTTGTTTTGGATACTTCCAACCGGTTAGTGGAATAACATGGGATTCTGATACTATTAGATGGGATGATTCAGTAACATGGGATAGTGGTGCTATTCAGGCTAAATTTCGCCAAGTTATTGGAGGAAATCAGCAAGGTTATACATTTATTTGTGATGCTGATGAGAAAACTAATGCAGCTGTTTTACAGATTACTGATATTACATTGGTTGGTGTAACAACTACTTTAACAGTTATTCAACATAATATTAGCTTACAGGATGGTGCTAATAATGATACCTATATTTATATACAAGGCGCTACGTGGTCAGATGACTCAGATAGTTTGAATAATAAGATATTTCAAGTAATTTTGATAATAGATGCTAATACATTTGAGATACTCGTTGAACCTGAAGATCAATTTACGGGAACATATAGCGGTGGTGGTTTGATTTCTCGTGTAAGTAATATATCTATCAAGACTAAAGAATATAACTTCTATGCGAAACAAGGCAGAAACGCATATATATCTAAGATAGACTTTATGGTTGATAAAACTTCTGCAGGTGAGATTCAAGCTGAGTTTTTTGTATCAACTAATAGTGTACCATTATTAGATGATAGCTTTGGTGATGGTGAGTTATTGGGTACAGGAACACTAGATACTTTCCCTTATACAACTGCAGAAGCTCCTATAACTTTTGAACAGAACGCAACTCGCTTATGGCATCCTGTGTACTTTGATGCAGATGGAGAGGTTATTCAAATTCAGTTAGTTATGAATGATGCTCAAATGAAAGATACAGCTATTAGGAAATGTGATTTTGTTCTTCATGCCATGTGTATCAGCGCTCAACCGACAAGCTATCGATTCCAATAAGGACATAGATGAATAAAACGACACAAGAAGTTATGGATTCAATTAATGTTTTGATGAAATTTTATGATAATATTCCAAGTTTATTGGATAATTTTCCTGAAGTAGAAGATGATATTCAATTACTAGAATCATATATTAATTATGAAATCAAAAAAACATTAAAAGATATTATTCATATTGAGAGATTGTAATGGCATATAATACCGAACAACAGATAAATACTGGATCATATGTTCCGATTACTAGTGTTTGGGATGTATCCCAATTATATGAAGTAGAAGTTACGAGCCCAGAATTTAAAGAGCTCTTAGTACGTCTTTATCAGAATATTAATAATATAGCATTAGTACTGAATACAAAAGCTACCGGCTATTATATTAATGAAGAATTTGTAAGTGGTAAATTGTTTTTCAATCCTACTTCAAATGATCCACTTTTATTACGTCCTGGATTTCTTAAAACAATAAACACTGGACCCCTGGCTGCTGGAGTTACTACAGTTAATCATGATATTGTAGTAACTAATACATTTCAGTGGATGTTTATTTCAGGTGCAGCAACTGATACTAATACTATAGTTGGTTATCCATTACCATTTGCGGGTGTAGCAGGTAATAATATAGAAGTGAGTGTTACTGCAACTCAGGTACTTATAAATAATAATTCAGGTGTTACTTTTACTGACTCACAAGTAACTCTTGAGTACTGCAAATACTAGTATTAGGATAATAACAAAAATTAAAGGAGATAGTATGCCATATGATTGGAAAAATGTTACGCAACAACAGTTGCAGGGTCAACCTCAATTGAATGGATCTACCGGAATGAATGCTTTATCTACCATGAATCCTACTCAACAACTTCGAACCGGAAATAATCCTAATCCTAAATTTCCCCGAGCACGTAATTGGTGGGAAGGTGTAAAAGAAGGAGGAGGTAATTTTTTTGGGGGAGGAAAGAATTTCTTATTTGGACAACCAGGTGGCGTTGAACAATACTCAACTATGACGCCCGATCAACAAAGTATAATTCAATATCTTATGCAATTATCACACCAAGGCTTGGAAAATCCTTATGAAGGATTTGATCAAATTGCACAACAAGCTCAAACTGAATTCAATCAACAAACAGTGCCTGGTCTTGCTGAACGCTTTACATCAATGGGTAATAATGCTCTTAGCTCAGGTGTTTTTGCTTCTCAAATAGGACAAGCAGGGGCGGGATTGCAATCTGATCTAAATGCACAAAGAGCTCAATATGGTCAACAGAATAAGCAGCAAATGATTCAAACATTATTATCATTATTGCAACCTCGATCAGAAAACATCTATAAGCCACGTCAATCTGGGGCATTTGAGAATGTAGGCAACGCTGCTTTGGGAAATATAGGAAATATTTGGGATGTTCGCCAGAAAGCTAAATTATTAAAAAGTTTACAACCTAATGGATAAGGATTAGGAGATATCATGCAAATAATAAATGACCCAAGTAGAGCAAGCAGCCTAGCTTCATCTTTAGGTTCTGGTTTGAATCAGTTAGCTGAATTAAAATTAGCACATCTAACAAAGAAATATGATCAACAACTTGAACGTTCTCAATTTGCTAAAACATGGGAACCCATATTAGGACAACAATCAGCTAATTTTTTGAGTAGTCTCAATCCTGAAGAACGTAAAAATGCTATGCAGAACATTGGTTCATTAATTCAGTTAAATGAACCGCCTAGCTCACGAGAACAAGCTAGTAATCTTGATGGTGGTATGCAACAGTTACAGGGTCAGCAGCAACAACCTCAACAATTTGACCGTGATTATTTTATTAGAAAAGCACTTGGTCAACCTGATCAGCAAGATAGTCTTTTATCAGGATTGCAAGGATCACAACCACAACAAGGCCAACAACAACCTCAAATGCAACAACAAACTCAAGGACAGGCACAACATCAATTGACTCCTGAAAGAACTAAATTGATTGAGAATTTGCTTGCAACTCCGCAAGAGAGAAGAGAAAGAAAAAAGTTAGAATTTGCAGAAAAAACTCTTGCGTTAAAAGAAGCTCGCGCTGAACAAGTTGCTGCTGAGAAAAAGAAGCAATTTAATATTAAAGAAACTAAGAAGTATGTCGAGACTTTAAAAGATAAAGAAAAAGCTTCTAAAGAAGGTGATTTGAGACTCAAGAAAATGGAAAACCTGATAGATAAAGGTAATCTACCTAATGCTGCTATTTGGTCAGCATTATCAAAACTTGAGCATGCTCCTTTTATTAGTGGACTTACCGCTCCTTTGGCAGAAATCTTGAAAGGCGGCGTAAAATGGTATTCAGGAAATGCTGCTGATATTGAAGAATTTGAAAAGCTTTCTAATGAGTTTGTTAAAAATGCTAAACAGTATTTTGGCAGTAGAATCACTCAGAAAGAGGTTGAACTTTTTCTTCAAACCGTACCTAATTTAATGCAAACAGACAAAGGTAAGAAAAAAATTATACAAAATATACGATCACTTAATGAGTTAACAGAGATTGAAGCTAAGGCTGCACGATCTATCATTAGAGAAAATCATGGAGAAGTTCCAATAGATATTGAACAACAAGTTCAAGATAAGATTGGTAGTAAACTTGATAAAGTAGCAATAAAGTTTATTGCAAGATAACATAAACATATTAATAAGGGAATAGTGATAGTTATTAATGCTATAGCAATATGCATTTTTATAAATATTTCTATCCCTTTTAATATTCCTCTATAACAAAAATTAACAATTGTTGTCATATCATTCCTTAAGTTTATCATCATATTTAGTTTCTTTTTCTATTCGATCATTTATAGCTCTAGACATCCATAGATTTATTGAGATATTTCTAAGAGCAGCTAATACTTTAACTTTCTTGTGAACTTCTGGGTTTATATCAAAAGCCATTTGTTTACGCTTCTTTATTTCTGTCATATTGTTTACCTTTCTATTATCAATTCTAACATGTTAGCGAATAAAAAGCTAGTATATTGATTATTAATTTTTTATGTCATTAAATGATAGAAAGATTATTTTAAATTATTAAGGAGATGATTATGACTAAAGTTAATAGGCGCTTTTCGCTGTATGGTTATCCGGGAACGAATGCAAGCCTACAGCAAGAACCTATCGTTTCTGATAGAGATCCTTTGGATTCTGACACAGCAGAAATCGGTACAACCTGGGTAAATACTACTTCCCAATCGTTTTTTATTCTAACTTCTGCAATTGGTGGTCTTAATATATGGACAGCGGCGGTTGCGGGTGCAGTAGCAGCTACCTCGTTTACAGTGAATCCTGGCGATTTAACCGTTACAGCAGGCGATGTTAATATAACAGCTGGCGATCTTAATATGGCACCAGGTAGTATTGCTACATTAGGTGTATTAGTAGCGGGAGCAACAACTTTATCAAGTACGTTAGATGTTACTAGTGATACAACAATTGGTGGTACATTAGATGTTACAGGTGCGGTAATTTTGACTTCTGATTTGACAGTAAATGGAGACATTATCGCCAATGGTGATTTCGATTTAACTTCTGCCGCTGCAATAAGTTTCACCACTACTTCAAATACTGATCCTGCTATTAGCTTTACTACCAATGGTGGCGCTTTAGAGACTATTGATTTTATAGTTTCTCAAGGTACTGCTATTGATTCTTTTAGTCTTTTATCTAATGCTGGTGGTATAACTATCCAAGGTGGATTAGCTAGCGCTAGTGCTGTAAATATAATAGCTGGAGATGCTGCTGGTGGTGTAACTTTACTTGCGGGAACAGCAGGATTTTCTCTTGGTGCAACTAATGGTAATTTCTTGCTTACAACTGGAACAGGTTCAATTAGTCTTGGTGCTGATGCGGTTGGTAAAACAATACTAATTGGTACTGGCGCTGCTGTTGCAAATACAATCTCTATCGGCGGAACAGGAGCCAATGTAATTGCAATCGGTAATACCCAAACGGGTGGATCAGTTGCAATTGGTACAGGTATGACAACTGGCACAGTAAGTATTGGTGGTACTGGTTTACAAACAGGAACGGTAGCAATTGCTCCAGGTACAGGAGCTCAAACAGTTGAAGTTGCTACTGGTGGAACAGGTATCAAGACGGTTAATATTGGTACTGGTGCAATAGATAACGTGATTACTATTGGTTCTGCTACTGGAGCAGCATCATTAAGCCTTCTTTCAGGTACAGGAAATATTACTGCAGCTTCTACAGGAACTTTAGTTCTTAATGCTACTGGTGCATTATCAATTAACTCTTCTGCTGGTGTGATTAACGTAGGTAATAATGCGGTTGCTCAAGCTATTAACATTGGTACTGGTGCTGCTGCTCGAACAATTACTATAGGTAATATTACTGGCGCAACTGCAGTAAATATAAATGTTGGTACAGGTTCATCATTGAACTTGGGAACAAGCGCAACTGCCCATGCAACAACTGTTGGTTCAACGACAGCTGGTTCTACTTTAGTACTTAATACTCCTACAGGAACAAATGTAGCTGCCGCAAATGGATTGAGTGTAACAGTTGCTGGTCGTGGATTAAGTTTACCTGGTGGTTTACTTGTTCTTGCTGGTGCTGGTAGTCCTAGTGGTGCTATAACAGCTCCTATAGGATCATTATATTTAAGATCTGACCCAGCTGGTGCAACTTCACGTGCCTATATAAACACAGATGCAGGAACTACATGGACCAACTTAACATGTGCAGCCTGAAGTAGTGTTTTCTAAATCATAAGATATTATTAGCAGAGCTTCATTCCTATAAAACATAGCTTTCTGGTCTTCTAAAGACTGGAGAGCTATGCTTAGATAATATAATTTTATACAATTTTTTAGGAGATTTCATGGAAACCAAACAATACATTACACTTGAAGTTACAAAAGGTGATTTCACATTTTCTTTTCAAATGCCAAATGGCGCAAGCTGGGGAAATGCAATTGATGCATCATTTGATATCTTACAGAAATTAAATGAACTATCTCAACAATCAATTCAAGCTTTAAAGCCAGCAGCAGTTGAACCAGAAATAATAGAACCGGTGGTAGCACAAGGGGACTAAAATGGCACAAAATTCAGTAAAACCATTTCAGCTTACCACGATATTATCATCAACATTGATATTAAATACTTATCAAGCTATTAATCCAAATGGTTTTGAGGAAGCACCTTTTTTTATTCGCATTGCCAATGGTAGTACTCAAATAGTAGTTATTAGTTATGATGGCATTAATGATCATGAAATTGTGTTAATAAACTCAGCATTTGATTTTCCTTCACAAGCTAATGCTCAACCAAATGCTAAAGTAGCTTTATTTCCTAAACATACTGTAGTATACGCAAGAGGTACGGCAGGAACAGGTAATATAACGCTTTCTGGATATTACGTCTAAGGAGATAGAATGAGTAATTTAGTTAGTTCGGTTCGAGTTAGGTATGAACCTTTACGTAGTGTTGGATTTGCAGGAATATCAGCGGTCTATGCAGGAGTTGGCTTACCTTTTGAAAATCCCGTAAGAATATTAAAAGTTACCAATCTCACTAGTGCTAATATTCTTGTATCTCTTAATGGTATTGATGATCATGATATAGTAGCTGCAAATGGATTCTTTTTATATGACTATGCTTCTAATAAAGCAAACGCAGCAGGTCTTCTTGAGCAACCTCAAGGGGATAGGATCTATGTAAAAGCAGAAAATACTTTACCTATATCAGGAAACCTCTATGTAACTGTAGTGTATGCTTCTCAGGTATAAAAGGAGAAAGTAATGAGTCAAGCAGGAAATTTTTTCACATCTGGAGCATTCCCACCTGGAAGTGTAGTTCAGACCTTAAAAGGTAATTCCGGAGGTCCAGTTGGGCCTGATGGTACTAATAATATTAACGTTGTTGGAGATGGTGTTGGTATAACAGTAGCTGGTAGCTCTGTAACTAATACACTTACCATCTCATTAGTTGGCGGTGGACCAGTAGTCGAAGAATTTCATACAGATAATGGTGACGTTGCAATTCCTATTGCAGGCGTGATTAATATAATAACTGATGTAGCAAATCAAAATTCAGGATCATCTGTAGCGTTTTCTGGTATTGGAAACATAATTACTCTAAATTTAACTGATAGTAATATTAACACTATTATTGGTCAAGATAGTGGAAACCCTACGATATCAGGATTATCAAATACGGTATTAGGAGCATCTTCAGCAATAAACATTTCAACTGGCAATTCAAACACATTCATAGGTGGAGATGCTGCTCCAAACATTACAACAGGTAATTTAAATACTATTATAGGAAGTGGAACGGCAGAACTTTATACTTCAAGTGAAAGCAGCAATATAATTATTGGCGCTGATATTGATGGTGTTACAGGTGAATCGAATGTTCTCAGAATTGGTGTAGCAACGGGTACAGCAGATGGAGAACTTAATAAAGCTTTCATTAGTGGTATTGATGGAATCAATGTCGGATCAACAGCTACTGTTGTAACAGAAGTTGGTAATCAACTTGGAACAGCTGTTATTACAGCAGGAACTGGTATTACCATTACTCCTGGTGCAAATCTAATTACTATAGCTAGTTCTGGTTCAGTAACCTTAGCATATACAAATGTTACTACATCACCTTATGTTGTACTTATTACAGATGACTATTTAAGTGTTGATTCTACTGCTATTCCTATAACAATTCAATTACCTAATGCAGCAACACTTGGTAGAACATTTGTAATAAAAGATAGAACAGGAACAGCTGATACTAATAATATTACTGTCACGACAGTTGGTGGCGTTGTTAATATAGATGGTTCTACTACTTTTGTAATGGATTCAGAATATCAATCTGTTGCCATTATTGGTAATGGATCATCATATGAAATATATTAATAGGAAAAAAAATGTCATATAAGCAACGATCTCCCTTACCAATTGTTGAAGGTGGTACACAGACACAATTGATGACTCCATATGCCGTTATTTGTGGTGGAATATTTAGTACAACTCCTATTCAATTTGTTGATTCTTTAGTAACCGCTGGTTTAGTATTAACAGCAAATGGCCCTTTTGGTGGATTACCAAGCTTTCAAGATATTGCTTCTATTGGTGCTGTAACTACACTTACAGGAGACAATGGTGGGGCAATATCACCTTCTATGGGTAATATTAATATAAAAGCTAATCAAGTAGGATTAGGAGCAGGATCATCAGTATTTTTTTCTGGTAGTGGTAATACTATTCAATTTGAAGTGAGTGATGGTAACTTAAATACTATTATTGGTGTGGCTAGTGGTAACTTAACAATATCAGGCCAAGGTAATACTGCATTAGGAGAAAATAATGCAATAGTACTTTCATCAGGTGAGGATAATGTTTTTTTTGGCACTCAAGTAGGACAAAGTTTAACTACGGGTTCACGGAATATATTTATAGGAAAGTCTGCAGGAGCTAGCTATATATCAAGTGAAAGTAGTAATGTACTTATTGGTTTTCAAACTATAGGTACGGTAGGCGAATCAAATACTTTACGAATTGGTAATAGTACAGGAACAGGAATTAATCAGCTTAATAAAGCTGTTATTTCTGGTATACGTGGTATAACAACAGGTGTTGCAGATGCTATTCCTGTTTTTATTGATTCTACCGGTCAACTTGGAACCGCTGGTGGTAGCATTAGTGCTATAACTTCAATAACTGGCAATACTGGGGGAGCACAAACAGGCCCTGCAATTACATTTGCTGGTGGTACTACGGGATTATCATTTGGTGGTGCAGCAAATACAATTACTACAACATTTGCGGGGATTACTGCTAATGGTGGAACTGTATCCTTGGCAACCGATGCTACAACAAGTACTGTTAATATAGGTACGGGAGCTGGAGCAAAAACTGTTAATATTGGAAGTAATAACACTACATCAAATACAACGATTACAGCAGGATCTGTAGGTATACAGCTTGATTCTTCAGTTAACAATGGTCCTATTTCTATTACATCTGGTACCGGAACTATAAGTATAGCTACTGCAAATGCAACAGCAACTATATTAAATATAGGTACTGGTAGTGGTGGGAAAGTAATTACTATTGGAGCTACTACCACTGGTTCTACCACAACAATAAGATCAGGTGATGGTGGTCTGACCATCAATTCTAATACGGGTATTTTAGGTATATCAGCTGATGCTACAACAACCACTGTAAATGTAGGTAGTGGTGCTGGTACTAAAACAGTTACAGTAGGTAGCACTAGTAATACATCTTCAACCACGATTCAATCGGCAACTGGTGGAATTGCGATAACTGCTGGTAATGGTGTGATTACCATGAATTCTGGAACTTCTAATGTTAATATATCTAGTGATGCTACAGCAAACAATGTCAATATTGGTACAGGTGCTGGCGTTAAAACAGTTACATTAGGAAGCACTAATACTACTTCTATAACAGCTATTAAATCTGGAAGTGGTGGTATTACTGTAAACTCAGGTACTGGTACCATAGGCATATCAGCTGATAATACAGCAACTACGGTAAATATGGGTACAGGTGGTGGTGTAAAAACAGTTACTGTTGGTAGTACAAATACTACTTCAATTTCAACACTTCAGTCGGGAAGTGGCGGTATTTCTATCACAGCTACTAATGGACCTATTACTGCAAATTCTGGTACAGGTATTTTTGGATTATCAGCTGATGCTACAAATAATACGGTAAATATTGGTACAGGGGCTGGAATTAAGACAGTCACTCTTGGTAGTGTAACAACTACATCAGTTACAACTGTTCAATCAGGAACTTCTGGTATTTCTATTACAGCAACAAATGGTGTTATAACCGCCAATTCTGGTACTGGAACTGTATCAGTATCAACTGATGCTACAGCAAATACAATAAACATTGGTACAGGTGCTGGCGTTAAAACAGTTACATTAGGAAGCACCAATACTACTTCTATAACAGCTATTAAATCTGGAAGTGGTGGTATTACTGTAAACTCAGGTATAGGTACTATAGGTATATCTGCTGATAATACAACAACTACATTAAATATCGGTACGGGTTCAGGAGCTAAAACAGTTACTATTGGTAGTACTACTACTACTTCGTCGGTACTTATTCAAACTGGAGCTAGTGGTAGCATTTCTATCACAGCTACTAATGGACCTATTACTGCAAATTCTGGTACTGGTATCATGGGTATTTCAACTGATGCTACTACAAATACGGTTAATATAGGTACAGGTGCTGGTCTAAAAACAGTTACAGTTGGCAGTACTAATACTACTTCTACAACAGCTATTCAATCAGGATCTGGCGGTATTACTATAAACTCTGGTACTGGAAATATAAGTATAGCAACTGATGCTACAAATAATAATATAGATATAGCTGATGGAGCTGGTGTAAAAAATCTTACTATTGGTAGTAGTAATACTACATCAAGTACTACAATTCAAGGTGGTTCTAATGGTATCAATATTACTGCTGCTCCTAGCAATGGTACTATTACTTTAAATTCTGGTACAGGTTCTATAGCTATATCAACTAATGCTGCAGCAAGTACAGTAGATATAGGTACAGGTGCTGGCGTTAAAACAGTTACATTAGGTAGTACTAATACTACTTCTATTACAACAATAAGATCAGGTACTGGTGGTATTACTATAGGAACAGGAGCACAAGATAAAACAATTGCTATTGGTAGCACTACAGGAGTATCTGCTCTAACACTGAATTCTGGAACTGGTGGTATTACTGCTACAGGTGTTGTTGGTGTAACAGCGGCAGGTGGTGTTCCTGTAGTAATTAGTGCAGCAGGTTTACTTGGAACTATTGTTTCATCAAAGCGTTTTAAGCATGATATTGAAGATATGAATGATGAGTCATCATCAATTCTTAATTTACGTCCCGTAACGTTTATATATAACGGTGATATTTCAGAAAAAAAACAATATGGACTCATTGCTGAAGAAGTAAATGAAATATTCCCTGATATTGTGGCACGAAATAAAGATGGTGAAATAGAAACAGTTCAGTACCATGTATTGCCTGCACTTTTATTAAATGAAATTAAAAAACTTAATTCACGAATAGCTGCTTTAGAAGCTCGTTTATAAAATAGTTATATTTATCTCACTAGGAGAGTAATAATGAGTAATAGATTAGGTGGAAAGCAAGGAACCGCATATACCGGAACTAATGCTAATCAACCACCAAACTGGACCTTTAACGATAGAGATCCAAATGACTTCGATATTCAAAATGTCTCTATAGGAGATATGTGGCTTAATGAAGCAAATGAAACTGTTTGGGTACTTGTTTCTCTTGCGGGAGATATGGTATCAAAGGGATCATTAGCTACATGGCAAAAACTAGAGAGTAGTTCAGGATCATTAGACACATTAACAGGTGATAGCGGTGGTGCAATTACTCCTGATGGTCTTGCTAATATAAATCTTGTATCAGGTATAGTAGGGTTTTCATTTGATGGCAATCCTGGGACTAATACTATAACACTCAATTCAACTGGTGGACCTGGTGATGTCGTCCAAGAAGTTACCGGTAATAGTGGTGGACCAGTTGGGCCAACTCTAGGAAACATAAATATTGTTGGAGATGGGACCACAATAACCATCGCAGGCAACCCTGGAACAAGTACTCTTACTGCATCAGTAATTGGTGGTGGTGGAGGAGCAACATCTTTTCCTACCGATGATGGCACTGCCAATGACATTGGTGGGGTACTTAATATAATTACTGATAATGCAGCATTACAAGCAGGATCATCTGTCTTATTTTCTGGCACTAGTAATACTGTTTTATTAGAAGTAACTGATGCTGATGATAATACTATAATTGGTCTAAATAGTGGCAATCTAACATTGTCTGGAACAAATAATACTGTATTAGGATCAACATCTGCGCCAATTCTTACAACAGGAAGTTCTAATGTTGTTATTGGGGGAACTTCTGCAAGTTCATTAACTACCGGACAACGCAATGTCATCATAGGTGCTGTTACTGGTAATAATTATACTGGAGCTGAGAGTAGTAATATAGTTATTGGTAATCAAGTAGGGGGCATTTTAGGTGAATCAAATACCCTTAGAATTGGTGTATCGACCGGTACTGGTAATGGACAGCTTAATGCATCATTTATTCATGGTATACGTGGAATAACTCCAGCTGCTGCTGATGGCATTCCAGTATTTATTGATTCTAGTGGTCAATTAGGTACTGTTGGAGCTGGTGGTTTACTAACAACATTGACAGGTAATACTGGTGGTGCTGTTTCTGGTACTGCTGGTAATATTAATGTAATTGGAGATGGAGCTACTATTACCGTAACTGGTAATCCTGGAACAAGTACTTTGACAGTATCATTGGTTGGTGGTGGAATTGGAGCACAATCATTTCCTACTGATGATGGAACTGCAACTGAAGCTGCTGGTATTCTTAATATAATTGCTGACAATGCATCACTAAATGCAGGAGCAACAGTTTTATTTTCTGGCGCAAGTAATACTATTACGTTGGACGTAAGTGATGATGATGATAATACCATTATCGGTTCAGATAGTGGTAATTTAACATATACACCAGGAGTAGCTTTAGCTAATACAGTATGTGGATCAACTTCTTTAAGGGGTCTTACGACTGGATCTAATAACTCTGTGTTTGGATCATTCTCAGCATCACTTATTACAACAGGGCTAGCTAATACAATCATTGGTGAAGGCTCGGGAATTTCAATAACTACAGGGAACCGTAATTTAATTGTTGGATCTGTTACAGGAAATGCTTACACATCTACCGAGAGTAACAATATAATTATTGGTAACTTAGTCACTGGAACTTTGGGTGAATCAAATGCATTAAGAATTGGTTTATCAACGGGAGCAGGAAATGGGCAAATTAATAAAACATTCATTCAAGGTATTCGTGGAATAACTCCAGCAGCTGGTAATGGCGTTCCTGTATTTATAGATTCTAATGGTCAACTTGGAACAGTTGGTATTGGTGGTGCAACAATTGATACAGTTACTGGTAATAGTGGTGGACCAGTTGGGCCAACATTAGGTAATGTTAATATTGTCGGTGATGGCACTACTATAACAATAGTAGGATCTCCTGGAACAAGCACACTCACTGCATCTGTAATAGGCGGTGGTGGCGGAACAACGGTATTTGATGGTGATGATGGAACAGCAACTCCTGCTGGTGGTGTAATTGAAATTATAGCTGATACAGCAGCTCTTCACTGCGGAGCAACAGTATCATTTGATGCTTCTGGTAATGAAGTTTTGCTTAATGTAACTGATACTAATGGTAACACTATTATTGGTGAAGATAGTGGTAATTTAGCATATACAGGAACAAATAATACTGTAGTGGGAGGAAGTTCTTTAATATCTCTTACAACGGGAAATATTAACTCTATATTTGGACAAGCATCTGCATTGAATCTTACTACTGGAAGTGGAAACTCTATATTTGGAGGATCTGTTGCAGCGAATCTTATTACAGGAGAAGACAATACTATATTAGGATCTGCTTCAGCATTAAATCTCACATCTGGATTAGCTAATACAATTATTGGACAAGGATCTGCAACTTTATTAGTCGATGGGACTAATAATATTTTCTTAGGATCCACTACAGGAAATTCTTATACTACTACCGAGAGTAGTAATATAATTATTGGTAATTTAACTCCAGGTGTTGTAGGAGATTCGAATACTTTAAGAATTGGATTATCTACAGGCTTAGCAGATGGACAACTTAATAAAGCATTTATTCATGGAATTCTCAATATAATTCCAGATATTGATGATGCTATTCCTGTATTCATTAGTTCGAATGGACAACTTACTACAGAAGGTGTTGAACTTGCTGAAGCATTTGATGGTGATACAGGATCTGGTGCTACACCTACTAATGGTATAATTAATATAATAGCAAATACAGCAGCAAAACATGCCGGTTCAACGGTATCATTTTCTACTTCTGGTAATACAATATTGTTCAATGTAACTGATGCTAGTAATAATACTATCATGGGTTTGAATGCTGGTAATACAGCGTCATCAGGAACATTTAATACTGTATTTGGAGCAACATCTGCACCAGTTATTACAACTGGAGGATCTAATACCATATTTGGATCAGTTTCTGCAGGAGTTCTTTCAACAGGAACATTAAATACTATTTTGGGTGGAGGATCAGGAGCTGCATTAACTACAGGTCAACGTAATACTATTCTTGGAGCTGTTACAGGAAATAATTACACATCCAGTGAAAGCCGTAATATAGTTATTGGAAATTCAGTTACCGGCGTAACTGGTGAATCAAATGTTCTTAGAATTGGTTTATCAACAGGTACTGGTAATGGTCAGCTTAATAAAGCATTTGTTGCTGGTATACGTGGAATAACAACAGGCGTTGCAGATGCTATTCCTGTATTCATTGATTCAAGTGGACAACTTGGAACAGCTGGTGGTTTTTCATCTGCTTCATCATTTACGACTGATTCTGGTACCGCAATACCTTCTGCTGGTATAATTAATATTTTAGCTAGCAAATCAACAAAGCATGCCGGTTCGACAGTATCATTTTCTGGTTCTGCTAATATAGTGCTATTCAATGTAACTGACGGTAGTAACAATACTATTATGGGCTTGAACGCTGGCAATTTAACATTATCAGGATCCAATAACTCTGTTTATGGAGCAAATGCAGCGACAGCGTTTACTACAGGAGGTTCTAATGTTATATATGGAGTGTCTGCAGCTAATTCTATTACTACAGGGGCTGCTAATGCTATATATGGAACATCTGCAGCACCAAATATGACGACAGGATCTTCTAATGTTGTAGTTGGATCATTATCCGCATCAGCTCTTACAACAGGTATATCTAATAATATTGTTGGTAGAGGTTCTGGAACAGGATTGACTACTGGTCAACGCAATGTGATTGTTGGAACAACTTCAGGTAACAACTTCACATCAAGTGAGAGCGATAATATAATTATTGGCGCCACTGTTACTGGAACGACAGGAAACTCAAATAGTCTTAGAATTGGTTCTGGGACGGGTACGGGAAATGGTCAGCTTAATAAATCATTCATACACGGCATTCGTGGTGTAACACCAACTATTAACGATGGTATACCTGTTTTTGTGAATTCAGTTGGTCAGCTTGGTACAGTTGGAACAGGTGGTGGTGGTGGCGGTGGCAGTATATCATCATTTTTTGCATATTTAAATACTACAGTTTTCGGTGCGACGGGCGATGGTACTATTTATCAAATTATTTATGATACTAAACCATTTGATTTAGGTGGAGATTTTAATCTTGGAACTTCAGTATTTACTGCTCCTATTACAGGATTATACAATTTCGCTTTTGGCGTGTTTTGTGAAGGTACTTTTTTTAATGGTAGTAGTCAAAATCCATCCTATGTAACACTTACTACAAGCACTAAAATATTTTCAAGAATTGTAAATACGCCAGTTACAAGTGGTATATCAGGTTTTTCTTTAAAATATAGTCAAACAGGAAGTGATATTTATACTAATATGACTGCAGGTGATACTGCTTTTGTAACAGTAAAATCAGGATCATTGCCAGCGACCGCAAATGTTCAGGTTGATGGAACTACCACGGGACCATTTGCCCCTTCTACTACCGGTATAGTTAACTTTTTTGGTGGTTCTTTAGTATCTTAAAAAATTTAAAGGAATAAAAATGAAAATATTAGTAAACGATAAAGAAATATTTACTCTTTCAGATACACAAGAACAAGTTATTAAAAATGATGTATCTGCAGATATATTTGATGAAGATATGAATCGTCGTCTTGAATGGGTATTAACGCATAAATATGAACAATGCTTTAAGCGTTTAAAAGATGAATGGGATTCAAAGTTAGCAATAAATGGTGTTAAAATGATTCCAACTGATCCTGATGAATATGCTAAACTAGTTTTCTCTCAACCTAATTATCAAGATAGAGCTACAAGAGATTTACCTCAAGAGCCATTAGTTTTTGAAGAAACGTTAGAAGTTTAAACTTTTCAGTCCTCCTGCTCATCGATCCTATAGTTATCCAAACTAACTATGGGATCTGTTTTTTAATTGACTAGATGGTATAATATATCTATTTACACAAAAAGCCTCCCATGGAGACTAACCTTCACCATGGGAGACACTTATAAGAAGTTTCCTTCTCGTAAGTACAGTGCTCTAAGAAACTTGTTTTATATTTAATATTCTATTCACTTCTTCAGATATTAAATGTTCTGTTTTTTCAGAAAATATTCCCACTTTTTCCCAGCAAGGATAACATTCATCTTTACTCATTTGAATGTAAATTTCAAACGTATCACTCATCGTTTTTATTGTTTTACAAACTGTTCCATACGATGATTGATCATATTTGCAAGGCTTACTGAATCTAACAAGCATATTTTCTAGTTTCATTATTTTTTTCTTAAATAATCTTCTTGTGTCCTTTTGATTTTCAATATCTTAGCCCGTGCTCTATGATACTCAGACGAAGGAAGATCTGCCAATGTATGAATGTCATAGACTTCCATAATATCTTTAGCTATTTTCTCAAACCCCTCAAGCTCAATAAGTAGTTCATCATATTGATGCTTATTAATAACATCAGTGCGATCAATCTCTTCTTTCTTAGGAGAGTCTGGCTTTCTTAAGCTAGCCACGAGATGTTGTTCTGCTATTATTTCACCATTGTCATCAAACGCAATAGGATCGTTGTCTGATGGTGCAATACCCAACAACATCAAAGCATGCAAGCGCTTATGAATCTCATAGATGTTACCCGTCTGACGCTCAGTTTTACCAGTGACCACCCGGGCACATGAAGATATATACTGACCTGACTCATGACCTATAGTTGTTTTTAGGAGTGCAGCACCCGAACCTTCATCTAATAATTCAATGAACTGAAAGAACCCTAAACCATTTTTAGCCAACGATTCTCTCACGGCATCCAATATTGCTTGAAGGTTAGCAAACTTTCCTCCTGGGGCATCCTGGTTTGCTTTGAGTTGTTTATAATTTCCCTGAGCTTTACTCAAAGCACCCATGATTTCATTAATGTCAGTTGAACGGTAAATATTATTCTGTTCCATATTAACCTGTGATTATTTTTGAAGGACCAGATTCATCTTGCTTAGCGCCAGATTTTTTAATAGTTTCAATAAATTCATTATAAGCAGTCACAGCATTTGAAACATATTGATGCCGTGTTGCTATGAAATGATACGCTGGATATAGCAAACCAAACTTCTCCTGAATATCCTTTAGAATTCTATTAATTTCATCTAAATTAGTATCATCTATTGGTTTGCCACGATGACTATCAAGTTCAGCATGAAGATCTATATATTCTTGCCATACACGAGTAATTTCAACATCTAATTCGTTAGTTAACTTCTCTATCAATACCATTCTCTTCTCCTTTATAAATACGTTTGAGTGATTCAAATATTTTTTCTAACTGTGGGTTTTGATTATAGATTAAAGATTGAACTGGTTCCAGTTCTATAACTATTGTAGCCATCTTCTTTTCTAATTTCTCAATTTCAATAGTTATAGCCTTTAATTTATCATGTAATTCCATAAAAGATTCCATACGGGTATCGATTCTTTTTTGAAGAAGAGCTGCTATTTCTTTTATTGTCATTTCTTTTTGCATACCTGTCTCAAGTCGTGACAAAATGTCACAGGTTTAAATTATAAGTTATAAGATAAGTATAGATTGTTTAATAACTATGTCAACTGTAAGTATGCAGTGTGTTGACATTATGTATATTTAACATATACTATAAACTATAGATGATATAATTATTAAGGAAATATATGGATGTTAAAGATTACGTACAAAGAGCTGAAAAAATACGCATAAAAAGAATCATGTCCCGGTTGGATTTTTCACATGAGAGTAGAATTCATCCGCTTACATTTACTAATATTATGAAGAAACCTGAAACATGTTCGTTAATCACCATGCAAAAGCTAAGATCATTTGTTTTGAAATGGGAAGATAATAATATGAGTGTACAAGACTAAAGGATTTTATGGAAAACGTATCAACGAAGAATTATAATCCAGCAATGTCGGAAGATATAAGAGCTTTAGCATCAGCATTTTTATTAGCTAAGAATGAGTTTAGAGCTACAGGATTGGGTGGAGTTAATGCACATCAGAAGTATAACTACGCAAAGATAGCAGACATCTATCATGCAGTTGAAGGTGCTTTGTCTAAGAATAATATTATCATATGGCACTTTGCTCGACCTGAAGATGGAATAGAATATCTCCATACTCGTTTGATTCATGCAACAACAGGACAGTTTATAGAAGATTGCCGTGTTCTTGAAAGTGAGAAACCAGGTAATCAAGGTAAAGGTGCTGCTAATACATACATGAAGAAATATGCACTCTTATCACTTTGTGCCATTGCTACTGAAGATGATGATGGTGAGGGTGAAGAGAAGTATATTGCAAAGAATAAACCAGAATCAGATTTACTAGTTAAAGAAGAAATTGAGTATTTACATACACAACTAAAAGCATGTGCTAATGGGAAATTACTCTATGCCACTATACTTAAAGATTATAATATACGGTCTTTTGCTGATCTGCCATTTGCGTCTTATGCGGCAGTTAAATCGTATATAGCAAAGAATAGAGAATAGTATGAAATGTGATAAGTGTGATAAATTAGCGGATTCTTGTCTAAGAGGTCTACGTATATCTATTTATCGCTGCGAAGATCATGGACCTTACGATACTGATGCACCGATGTGGAAATTAGTTGAAAAAAATGAAGTAGTTTACTTTGAAAGTAATGCTCCTGAAATACTTGCTGAAAATGAATGGGTACTTACTTTTCTGTAGACAAATATTTAGGATTTAATAGAATATAGTCGTCGAGTATTTAACGATTAAATATATAGGACGAGTTTACACCCGTCCTTACATTTAGTTTTTATAAAAGGAAACATAACATCAATAATCTACCACAACCAATGACAATTTATGTCCAATAACCGAAACATATTATAAATGTATCACAACAATAGAATAAATCAAGTATCAAAAACAAATAAAAGCTTATTAACTAAGAGCTTTTCCCAAAAAGATTCACAGATTGATCATTATACTGCAACTCAACTTAAAATTTCTCAATACATTCGTAACTATCAAAGATATCCATGGATAAAGCTTTCTAATAAGAGGATAGCTAATGCTGTTGGCTGTTCTGTTATCACCGTAATTCGTGCTACTAATAAATTCCAGAAAGATGGTTTTATAACCAAATATCAAGAGAATCAATATACTTCTAATAACTATACATTTGGAATGATAGTTGATCATAAAAACAAAAGAATCTTTCAGTCAGAATATGATACCCCTAATAAGAGTAATCTTATCTTAGATAGTTTATTTAGAAGAGTGTATGTCTCTTACACGCACACACGAGACAATATACAAAAAAAAATAAAAAGGATCCTAAAAAAAGGAGAAAAAATGAATGCCGTTCAAAAACAAATGATTTTGAACCAGCGTAATAACCCCAAGCTTAAAGAAATTATAAATTCACCAAAAATAATGGAACGAATTATCACTCCCACTATCGAAAAGATTGCTAAAACTCTTACCCTTGATGAAAAAGAACGGTTTAAACTTGTAGCTTTTACTGAGGAAACACTTGAGCATGTGCAGCAGGAGATAGAATATGCTATTGCCAGCAAGAAAGTTCCCCATGCACCTAACAGAATGGAATGGATATTGTTGTTTGCTACTCAATATTGCGCTAACAACAACATGAAGCCTGATTGGAAATGGTATTATTATATTTGTGATATTTTGGGTATATCAATCAAGCCTGCCAAGGAGTCATCCTCTGTGCAACGAGGACAATGCCATGCGCCAAACAATAATCGAAAATTATCATCGTATGATCAGCTTGTTAAATTAAATAAAGAACTGATTAAAAGAGAAGAAAGATTTTCCATGTATGGTGGATCTCTTTTCGATAAAAGAACTATTGATAGTTTGAAGCAAAAAATTAATTTACTAAGGGAGAGTAGTAGTGAGAAGCAAGTCATACCGTATCAAAATAGCTCCAATAGCATGGCATCGTGTAGTGCGTAATGGAAGTCGATCCTATGATGCACATACACGAGATAAAGTTTGTTTTGGATTATATCTCAGTCAACAACATAATGAAGAACCTCTTTTCAGTAAACCTATTCACATTGACGTCACATTCTATATACCTTTCCCTAAACAAGTTAAAGATAAACCAATTCCACTTCATCACACTATAACTCCATCCCTCGACTGTCTTTACAAGTTTTTCCTTGATGCTATTAAAGATATATTGATAACAGACATTCGCGTAATCTGTTCACTGTCCATGAAAAAAGTGTATGATAAAGAACCTAGAACGGAGTTAGTAATTACTGAGGTAGAATAATATGGCAAAAGAAAAAGAAATGCCTAAAGATAACATAGATATTCAACCCCTGACAAATACGCGAACGTGGCGTGATTTCATCAATAACGACTCATTTATGTTCTTTCCAGAGAAACAAGATTGGCGTAAAAGATTTATATGTACCATTTTAGAATGGGCTTCTAAAGAAGATAGTTTAGAGATTACGGATTTCGCTATTGAGATGAAAATGCGTCGCTCAACAATTTATGATTGGGCTAATAAATACCCAGAGATCAAAGAAGCTCTCGATCAAGCACGTTTGATGATAGCATCTCGTAGAAAAAAGGGAGCGCTTGTTCGTAAGTTTGATAAGGATGTTGTGTTTAAGGATCTCCATAAATATGATCCTGAATGGCTTGAAATTAACAAGTATCATTCTGATATGAAGACTGAAGAAGCTAAGCAATCCCATACGTTTATTATCAATGATGCTAAACCTCGTATTGTAAGTAGAGAAGAGATGTCAGGAGCTATCGACAAGTTATTGACAGTTGAGGAGAAAGAATGATTAAGTCACTCTGTAGTTATATGTTTTTTAATCATGAGAAATGTAAAGATGAAGCTCATCAAGAAACATTGAAACTGATCAACCAAATTCAAGAACTTAAAGCAATTAACGATTACCAAGCATTTGAACTTGAGCAGAAGATAGATACTCTTGAGAAAGAGAATCATTTGTTAAAAGACAAAATACAGGTTCGCAGAAAGAAGCGTTCTGATAAATTAAAAGCTAAACGTGATCGCGGTACGATAAAGGTGATATCTCATGAATGATCATTTAGAGCTACAACTTATTAATGAATTACGTGCAATGTTACAACAGACGAATGAAAAGTATAAAGACTTCTTCCATATCCAATTGATTACCCTTTGCGATATGAAAGATATGACATGTTCTGAATGTATAGATTCAGAGTTTGGGCAGCAATGTAAACGTTGTGTTATTGGTTTTGAGGAATTGAGTAAGCAATGAATGATGAAGAATATAAAGAATGGTATGAAGCGATAGATAGAAGAATTGAACAAACAACACAGGATTACAAAGGGCCTCATTGCTGTTTGACTATGGAGAAAGCATTGGAAGTTCGTCCTGATACATTTAGCTACGATGATAAATGTAAAACTTATTATGTGGTTCATCCTATACCTGGGGTTTGTTTAGAGCTTTTTCATTGTATGTTTTGTGGAAAAAATTTATTGTGGAAACTTTAATGAGCGTTGAAGTACAAGTAGCTTTAGATAAATTTTCCTTACGTTGGTATCAAGAAGAGATATGGGACACTATAGAACAACAAAAATCTAAGCGAATACTCTATATTGCAAGCCGCCGAGCAGGTAAGGATATCCTTTTTTGGAATCTTGCCATTCGTCAATGTATCAAAAGGGTCTGCTTAGTGTTTTATGTATTGCCAACCTATGGACAAGGTCGTAAAGCTATATTCGATGCCATTGCCATTGATGGAACTAAGTTCCTTGATTACCTTCCCAGTATGCTTGTTGAAAGTGTCAATCAGTCCGAGATGAAAATACGATTTAAAAACGGATCGATATTGCAGATCATTGGTGGTGACACATACGATAGCTCGTTGGTAGGAACTAATCCTTACGCGGTAATACTTTCAGAGTATAGTTTAATGCCACCAGACATTTTCTCGTTCATACGACCTATTCTTGCAGCAAATGGAGGATGGTGTGCAATTGTCGGGACACCTCGTGGTAAGAATCATCTCTTTTCTCTCTACAAGATATCGCAAGAGTTACCTGAATGGACTATATTTGTTCATAAGGCATCTGAAATAGGACACATTCCAACTGAAGTATTATCTCAAGAACGATCGCAAATGGATGAAGGGCTTTACCTTCAGGAATATGAGTGTAGTTTTGATCGTGGTATATCAGGAAGTTTTTATGGTACGCATCTTGATGCGCTAAAACTGAGAGGACAGATAGGTCATGTTCCATGGGAGCCAGGTTTGCTTGTTTATACAGCTTGGGATATTGGTGTTAATGATGCTACTACTATAATATTTTTCAATGTTGTAGGAGATGGAAGTGTTATTCGTATTATCGATTGTTATTCTAATAATAATCTTGGTCTTGATCATTATGTAAAGATATTACAGGAAAAGCCTTATGCGTATAGTAAGCATTTTGCTCCCCATGATATTAAAGTACGTGAATGGGGGGGGGGAGCGGTAACTCGCTATGAAAAGGCACGCCAGCTCGGCATTAATTTTTCTCTTGTTGATCAGATAGGTATTATTGATGGTATAGAAAATGTATGGACTCACTTTAATAAGTTTTGGATTGACGCTGAAAAGTGTCGTTCGCTTATTGATGCTCTTGAGAACTATCGCAAAGAATGGGATGAAGCAAAGCAAATGTATCTACCTAAGCCAGTTAAATCATGGGCTTCACATTTTGCTGATTGTTTACGATATTTATGTGTGGCTATTCATAAAGCCAAGCGAGGCATGTCTCCAGAAGACTTTGATAGGAAGAAAGCACAAGCGTTGTATGGGAACCAGGGAGACCTACCTCGCTTTTTTAGAGATGACTCCCGTTATGACAGGTATAAATAGTGAAAAACAAATTGATTTTTCTCTTCCTTTTTGCAACTAGTAGCCTATTATGCGCAAACACATCTGATTTACGTGTGGTACATATATATAAAAATGTACCGATGTGTCCTCATAAAAATAATACTATGCTCCAAATAGCTCTCATTTGCGCTTCATGGGCAGCTAAGTATACGGTTTATACGTTTGAGGAGTTAAAATATCATGACGATAAAACAGAATTTGTGGCATACAATAGTGATTGTATGTTCTCTTTACGAATGAACAGAAGAAATCATGAATGTGAAATAGAATTTAATGCTGATGACGATAGTTTTAATTATTCTAGTTTCAAAGAAATTATGGATTTCTATTTTCTGAATAAATAATAGACGTAAATATTGGTTATTGATGTTAAAACGTTATAGACTTCTTTCTAGACTCTTATGGAAGGAGTTTTAGGAGGGTATAAAATGTTGATGAGGCAAACTGACTCGTTAGATTCTATGAGTGGTGGTTATAGCGCCATCAAAAAGAAAATAGATGCTGACTATACCGCCAATCAGGCAATATGGCAGGTATATTGGACTGAGGCTACAATAGATACTCGTCTTGAAGCGGGTGATACTTCGCTAATGGCAGAACTTAATACCACGATGCCCAATAATAATAGAGGGTCTTTCTATTTTAACCGTGTTAGGCCTTTATGTAACATGGTATCTGGTTATCAACGTCGTAATAGAAAATCTACTATTGTTGTCCCATTAGAAAATGGAGATCAGCAGACTTCAGATCAATTAACTAAAGTTCTTCTTAATATATATAAGCGTGAAGGCGTTTATGAAACCATATCTGAGGCATTCCATCAAGGTGGATGTATTGCTGGTATGAATTTGCTTCACGTATATATGGATTATCGTAATGATCCTGTTTCAGGTGACCTTAAAGTAGATAACTGTTCATACAATAGTTTCTTTATTGATCCCTACTTTAGAAAACCAGATCTATCCGATTGTTCTTTTGTTTGGAGGAGATCTTATTTATCTCATAGTGCAGCAGCAGCATTGATGCCTGACAGATATGAAGAGATTATGTCTTTGCCTGGCAATCCAACAGGAACAGGTAGAGATGGCAGATTCCAATATATGCCTGAAAGCTTCGGACAAACTCAGCAAAATAGACTTGCGTATGATGAATACTATTATCGTGATTATAGAAAACAAAAATTACTCGTTGATAAAATGACCGGTGAGACGTTTGAGATTACTAATCAATCTGATCTTGATGTGAAGACTTTCCTTGAGCATTACCCTCAAGTTACTGTAATAGAACAGGATATTCCAACTGTTCGTATGGCGATCATGATTCAGGATAAAGTATTTTACGATGGTCCTAATAGCTTGAATATAGATGTATATCCATTTGTACCAGTGCTTGGCTATTATAATCCAATGATGCCTTATTTTTATAGCCGTATACAGGGTATATGCCGATCGCTCAGGGATCCACAGATTCTATTTAATCGTCGTATAATACTGTCAGCAGATGCCGCTGAATCGGTAGTAAATAGCGGTTGGATATTTAAAGAAAACGCAGTCGTTGACGTTAAACATCTCTTTCAAACAGGTCAGGGACGCATAATTCCATTAAAGGAAGAAGCGCAAATGACTGATATCCAACAGATATCTCCACCTGATATTCCACAATACTTTTTCCAGTTACAGGATACATTTTCTAAAGAGATGAACTTAGTCTCTGGTATCAATGAAGAACTTATGGGTTCAGCGCTTGATGATAAAGCAGGGATATTATCTGCACTCCGCCAAGGGGCAGGTCTTACAACTTTACAGCCTCTATTTGATAGACTTGATTTCTCACAAAATTTACTTGGTGAATTAGTAATGAAGGTTATACAACATAACTATACGCCTGGTAAGATTAAGAATTTACTTGAGGGTGATGAACCTGCGCCATTATTTTATAACAAATCATTTGGTAAATATCATTGTATGGTAGAGATGGGATTCAATACTGAATCTCAAAAACAGATGCAGTTTGCTCAACTTATGCAACTCAAAGAGATAGGTGTTCCTATTCCTGATTCAAGCCTTATTGATGCAGCAACGATACAGAATAAAGACGAGATTATTCAAAAGATGGAACAACAACAGAAAGAAGCTCAACAAATACAGCAAATGCAAATCCAATCTACTATGCAAGAACAAGAAGCCCGCACTCAGTTGGCTCAAGCTCATGCAATGGCTAACCAAGGTCTTGGTGCAGAAAGATTTAGTCGTATTGATGAGAATAAGGCACTTGGCGTTGAACGTCGTGCCAAAGCAGTTGCAGATGATAATATGGCATTATTGAATTTTGTGAAAGCGATGAAAGAAATAGAAAATATAGACATTAGCCACTTACAACAGATAATATCTATACAGCAGATGATTAAACAACAAGAAGCTATCAAAGAAGAAGAAATAAATTCTCCTCAAGCCTCTTCAGAGTAGTTCTGAAATGGTTAGATAGAGGTGATACCTTGCGCATAATAGCGCAGTTTCTAACGAAGGAGCCGACTATGGCAAAGAAAAAATATCACAATGGTGATGGACGTGGGATGATGGCGCGTCGTGAGTTCAATGAAATGGGTCATCCGAGCAGCCGCTCTAGTGAAAAAGCAGGCTTTTATAGTGAAGGTATGAAGCGTCGTTATGATAATAGCGATCCAGTGCCTAACACAGTAAGTGGTTTGGAAGCACGTGAATCATATTCTGGTCATAAAGAAAGCCGTAGAATGATGGCTCGTGACGGAGCTATGATCAGAGAAGATATGTCCGCACCGTGCTTGCTTCCACGTAATGTGATTGATGAATACTGGCCAAGAGCTGCTAATTATCATATGGGTTATGTAGATGATTTATTTTATGGCGCTCAAAAACAAATGCATGAAGATTATGCAGACTTTGGCCGCGAAATGGAACCTAAGAAATACTAAGGAGAACTCATGCCAGGAGCTCCAAGACCTAATGAACAATGTATGAAAATCGCATACAAAATTCTTAATACTCCAAAAGACAAACGACAAGATAATCAAAAAAAACCGTCTCCGGAAAAGATTAGGGAATGGTTCCGCGATAGTTCTACTGCTCAGTAACTTTGTAGGAGCAACTATCTATAAACTGTAGATAGTTGCTCCTACATTAAAAATAATAAATAAAAATATGCACTTTTAGTGTAAAAGGACTAGTATGAAGTACAAATGTGATCATGACGATCATCATAAAAAAGATAAAAAAATTGCTAAAAAAGCTCACAAAGTAATGAAAAAAGTTTCTAAAGCTAAAGTTAAGAAGCATGATAAAGTTGAAAAAGTGATGCATGAGTTCAAAGAGCATAAACTACATAGTGGGTCTAAGAAAGGTCCGGTAGTTAAAAATCCTAAACAAGCTATTGCTATTGCTTTAAGTGAAGCTAGAAAAGTATCTAAGAAGAAAAAGTAAATTGTTTTAGCTAACTCCTCGAAACAATTTAGTACTACTGCAATATCC